GATTTTACTCGTTCTCTTCTTCTTGCCATATATTCCTCTACAGTCTCTCCAGGTTCTTGTGGTTCAAACTCTCCTGTAAAATAACTATACAATGCAGAGGCACCTGATGTAATACCACCTACTAATAATTTTTCTTTTACTCCTTGTGGTAATTTATCTGTAAATGGAATTTTATCTATAGTCGCTTCAGTAGCTCTTTTCATAAAACCTGTTCCTTCTGTTGATGGTGTTTTTGGTACATTAGAATCAACTCCAGGTGTTTTACCTTGAAACAATCTACCTACAGGCCCTTCATCAAATCCAGCTTTTGTAAATTTTTGACCACCAAAAAAACCTTCACCTGTGCTTTCAGCTCCACCTAATTTACCTGCAGCTTTACCAAAAACATATGTTCCGATACCTTGTTTAAACGCATCTGATAAGCTACCTCTTTGATCGAACCTACCTATACCTCTCATTAAGGCTGCAGCACCAGGATAAAATGGTGCAACAAAAGGTGCAGCTTTAACTGCAACATTTGCTAATTCATTTGGTATAAGTTTTCTAACTCTACCTAAAGCTTTATCTTTATATTCTTGAAATTTACTACCAATACCATATTCTTTTCTTGGAACTACACTAGTAATCCCGCCTTTATTACGTAACTGTCTTGGCATCTGTGCTCTTGTAATCATATATGTTAAATATTGTTTGTATTAAAAAGGCAGGCATTTCACCTGAATTTACAGTATTACTCGTTTTTCACAAGTAAATCAAGACTATGTTGTGACCTCTCTAGGCTTAGATTGTAGGGCTGAAAGGACCACATGTAGTCTATTTGCTGTAGCTGCAGTCACTTTTAGTATCTCACTTTCTTCTAATACCAAAGGTGCTGATAGTAATTCTGTTGTGCCATTTGCTGATATGGACTTTGTTTTAAATAAGCTAAATACATTATCACTAGCATCAGTGATAGTTACTGTAATAGTATCTGCATTTCCAGAGTCTTCTGATACCAATATAGATTTTATAATAGCAGTGGTTGCTGTTGGCACTGTATATAGTGTTGTGGCTGACGTAGAAGTTAGATCTACTTTTTTATTTATAAATGAATTAGCCAAAGAAAAAAGCCTCCGCCTCTGCCTCGTCTTTTAGATCTTGTTGATATGTTGTGTTTAATTTTTGCACAATACTATCTACATCTCTAACAAACGATTGTTGTATTTGTTGATCGTAATCTTCTGCTGGTTGTGTCAATGCCTGTACTATCCTAGCCACGTTTTTTAACTCCTTTAATTTTTTTCTTATTTAGTGATGCATAAAAAACCTGCTCACCTTTTTTCTTACCATATTGTTTTTTCATAGAACTCATAATTTTTTTACCTTTTTTATTTAATGGCATTATCTTCTACCATCAGGTTGATAATCTATTCTGAATGTCCCTAACTTCCAAAACTGACTGGTGCTGGTATTTTCTACTTTTAGAGATATCTCTCTGGCTCTAGCACGTGTATCTATCTTTTGTGTGCCACTAGTTATTGTAAATGGACCTAATGTAGAACTAGCTGCGGTATCATTTGGAAAATCTCTTAGATTTAATGTTACTCTAGAATCGCCTGTTTGTGCAAGAAAATCTGGTATGACTCTTCTTATTTTCATCATGAACTCACCGTCTCCAGCCAAACCCTGTTGTCCGATATCAAAACTTCCAGACTCTATACTTGCTGGTATTGCAGATGTTTGCCCTAGTTTTACCTGATCAAGACCTGTCTCATGTTCGTAATAAGTTGATGCACCATCTGTGTTACCATGAACATAATTAACATCTGTATCTGCTGTTTCTGCACTTGAGTCATATTCTGTTGCATGCGGTTTACCAAATATAGCAGAGTCCTCCCATGCCGTCCTTGCTAATGTACCTGTGGTCCACACTGGTCGCTCGGGACTTGAGTCTAGATAATTATATGCTACCATTCTATTTACAACACCAGAACCTGAGTTTGGATAGAACCAGATAACCTCACCAAATAAATTATTAAGACCTGCATTGATGTGTTGTTTTGGTATGGTGTTAATATCATCGTAAACATGATCCTCAACCAAACATGGCAGTGATTCTAATTTACCTGTATATCTAAAAAAACCATTTTCTGACATCCAATAAGCTGTACCGTCAACCTCAACGGCTGCGTTCTGTCCAATCAATCCACAGTTTGTACCAACCTGTTGAAATGAGAATGTAAATGGTGGACCAACAAAACGCATGATAAATAATGCAGTGTCTGTCCATATATAAATAGCATCACGACCTCTGATTGCACCAACAAGTTTAGATCCATCTGCAAGTCTTTGTGTGCCAGCGGTATTTGTTGCTGATGGTGTGTAAGTATTAATATCCTCTTGATCTGAGAATCTTATAAACATCGGATCTTGTGTTGATTTAGTTCCAATAGTTGTTTCTGTTCCAAAAAATATCAAGTGACGATCTGGTGTAGATACCAAACTAAATGCAGAGGCGGTTGGTGCCCCTGATATTATAGTTGCTCTAGTATTATTTGCAGCTAGTGGATTTGAGTCCCACTCAAAACTCTCACCTCCATTGATTGTTGCAATCAACTTGTTACCAAGATTATCTAATGACCACAGCCCAGGTGCTGTTATAACATCACCAGATGCCGCAGCATTCCATGCAAAAAAGTTTGATGCATCAGTAACTGTTGTACCAGATGAATGTGTTGCAGCAGTCGTGCCTTTAGCCCCTCTTGTTAGACCAGATAAGGTCCCCCCACTATTACTGGTATACGTTATGAGTTCTGATCCTATTAATACCGTACCTGAAGATGGAAAAGATGTTGAACTTGCCATCGTTAGACTTGTCACCGAAGCGTTTATCCCTGATGAGAGTGTTGATGTGAATTGACCTGCCTGTTGACCACCCCAAGATCCAAGTCCCCAACCTGTGGATGCAACCTCAACAGCTGGTCCCACAGGATAATAATGTTGTACCCTTATGCCACCAGATGTGGACGCACCAGATCCAGATTCATTCTCTTCCATTTCTATTGTAAGAGTGGTGTCTGTTGGTATGGATGTCACCATGAATTTTTTATCTGTAAAATCACCGGATGCAAAATTGGAACCTGTTATAGATGTAAAAGTATCTAATAATATAATATCAAATTTATTTATGTTATGTGCAGATGAGAATGTAAGTGTGACGACCTTAGAACCATTAGTTGTGCTGAAAGCGTTTGATAAAGATGTTGTCGCTTTGATTGGGTGTATGTCATAAAATATACCACCAGAGTATGCATATAAAATTCTGTTTGTCCCTAAGATAGCATACTTGATACCTGATGTATTTACAAAATGATGAATAGCTGTGGCTCTGCCTGTGATTTGAACAGAACCTAATTGTGACCAACCACCTATTTTTTCAGGCGTGCCATATCTGAATCTAACATTATCACCATTGACCCATTGACTTTCACCACCTGTGGATGTGACCTGTTTATTGAATCCTGGTGCAAACTTTACTTTTTGTAACATACAAAACCTTTAATAATTAGGCAGGAGATGGTGTGGTGGAGATCTCCCGCCAAATTATTATATACAATATTATTTAGGTAATTTAAAGCCTTTATACCATGCAGGCAACCCTAAAAATGGTCTTTTATCGTATTCGTTCTCTTTGGCTGTTTTTGAATTTGCTTTGTTATAATGTAAAAATACTTGTCCACAATCTTTACCTAGAAACTCTTCTCGCCAATGTTCAAGATCACATCCTGAGTATATTAACATGTCACCTGGTTTTAGATTCACTTTGATTCCCGCCTGACCCTTGTTTCCTGTCGGATCTAAATATATTGGCCAGTCATCACCACCAAGATTCAATGTGGTGGATATCTCACAAGAATATCTATCTTTGTGTCTAGCTAACACGTCTCCTTTTTTATATATCCTGGCGTAAGAGTATGTCTCTGATAATTTTAATCCTGTATGTTTTTCCATTACAGGTTTTACTTTTTGTAACAAAGTCTCCATAACTATATCTCCATAGTGAGAATATGTATTTGGCACTTGTTCATCATTCCATACACCAAAGTATTCTGTAAACGGTGATATGTATCTTTGATCAAATAAAAATCTTGCAACCTTTCTTTTGTTTAAAAAATATGCAAAACAAAAATCTGCCATCTCTCTTGATATAGCGTTTTTTAAAACACTGTATTTATTTTTTTGGAACGCCGATTTTTTTAATAACATTTTTTCCTTTCAGTTGCATTTTAGATTTTATAAAATTGTCTATAAAATTTGGTTTATTTCTTAACGTATTACTTTCTAACATGG